CCATATAAATTCTCCCGGTTAATTAATTTGATTAAATAGTGCAGCAGCCACAGCATGGTGCATCCTCGCATGTTCCCCTAGCGTTACGAGTAAACACTTTATATGTTCCCGTAAACTGATTCCCTAAGGCTATCGTATCAACAGCTGCAGCTCTTGATTCAATTAAAACCAGCTTACGTGTACCCTTACGATAATCGATTACGTCACCTGGTAATATTGTGTTATTAGTGCGAGTACATCTACCCTTATATTTTGCAATAAACGGCATAATTTCACCTTTTAAGTTAGGATTAAAAATTGATATCAATTAGATATCGCATAGAAGGCTCATAAAACCCTCTATACGCTATTAATTAATGCATAGCATAGGATACGGGGGTATCCGACCAGCAGAGCCTACAATCTCTGCATTCACCATCTTGCTTAGGTGCAGCGCATGCTTTACCTAAGTCATTAGATTTTAGAGATAAATCACTAGTATGCACGTTAGACACAGTAACGTTAGCAATGCCTTGTAAGCTTGTAGGAATAATTACTTTTTTATCGGGATACATTGCGGATAATCTTATTTTTAAATTGTTTGGAATAGATTTTTTACCATTCTTTGCAATATATTGCTTAACAATAGAATATTCTCTTGTAGGCAGCCAGTGTTTACAGTTAACAGTGTTTAACGCTACTTGTACGATTTTCTCTAAGTGTTCAACACTTTGCAAATCTCCGCTATCATGCCACCTAAAATAAGTATCGCTACCTACTAGTGACACCATACCGCTTACCCAATTGTCATCATTTATAGAATCTAATCTAGCAAATTGCGCTGGTTTAATATTATTTTGATACATAGAATAGAAACCCTTGTTAGCGTAACAAGAGCTACATATTGAACCGGCTATTTGCGCCATTTTAAAACCAGTGATACAAGCCTCAGTAGGCAAACTGTAGCTTTTACAAGGCATCTTGCTAGTGCTGGTTAACGTACCGCACACTATGGATGCATCTTTTTTGCTCAAATCTACTATTTGGATTGTTTTCATTTATAGCTCCTTAGGAGAGAGTTGCAGCAAACACTATTGTTTGCATATGTATGATTATATGATTAGATAATTATAAGTCAATAGCTAAATTAAATAAATATTTAATTATTTCAACATTGTAATTATTTTATTTATTTGTAGCATTAAAGTATTAATCTTGTAATATGTATTTATATAAATTAGAATATGTATTAATACAATATAAAAACAATATATAAGTAGTTATATGTTTATAAGTATATATATAAACGTAACTTATAAGGGACGATAGAAAGTGTCGGGGTTACTACCACCTATCTTTCACAATATGAAATGTATATAGCCCTTCCTCTAGTGCTCAATTTGGTTATGGTCAACGTGTCATCATTGCGTAGTCATCACACGTAAGCGCGTGGCAAGTGATGGGGACTGAGTAGCGTTGTGTGCGTGCCCCCCACTTATCCCCCCCCATAAAAAAATTCATATATCCTGCTGACAATAAATATGTTATTATTTGATTATGAGTGGAGATGATTATATGGAGATATTAGAAATACAGAAGGGTAGTGTGTTGCCTATGCCGAGGGTGGTGTACGCATATCCTTATGAGGAGATGGAGGTCGGGGATAGTTTTACTGTGCCTGTACAGGCTAGGGCAAAGGTTCTTAATGCCAACTACAGGGCTAGTAAGAGGCTGGGATATAAGTTTGCTAGTAAGGCAGAGGGTGAGTTACTGAGAGTGTGGAGGGTGGCGTGAACAAAATGAAAAACAGGTTTGGGTCTAGTTACTGGATAAAAATGGCAGAGCGTTGTTACCACTGGCATCAAGATGAACTTTGTCACTGCTGGAATAAAAATGGACCAAGCATGAGATGGGAAAAGTTGATGTATTTTTATTTGTTTAAGCATTACGGATACGAGGAGTGAGATGATAGAACTGCTGTGGATGAACGAGGATGAGTTGCGGGAGCACTGCCATGTGCTGGTAGAGGCTTTGCTCACCTCTGAGCATCACAGGATAGAGTTGATTAACAATATGGGGAAAGCGTTGGCATATGGATACAACAGAGGATACGCAGATGCGTCTGTACAACTCAAGATTGAGACTCAAGCGGGAGATGCAAAGAGCATTGTCTTGCATTAGTCCAGGTGCTAAGAGGTATTTGGCTAAAGAGTGGAAAGAGAAGTATTCTGATATTGTTTATAAAGAGTTGATTAGGTGTGCTAGAAACAGAGATGCTGCAGAGACTATTTCTAACTGGAAACTAGAGGAGATGAAATAATGGCGACAGAACAAATACCAAACGAAGATGTGATGGGTCAAATGATGTTTCAAAAAGCTCAACAAGAATATCCGTATCTTGCTGACAAACAAATACCATTTGTATATACGCCTAAAGAAGGGTCTGAAAATTTGTTAGAAGTTTGGAAAGCTGGAGAGCCTGGAGAATCTGGATATGAAAGACCTGCACAAATACCTTTAAATCAATTTGGTATGCAAGTTTTTACTCCAGAAGGTGGTACACCATTAAATATTCTTGGAGACTATGTAAGTCACTATGGAGTAGAGAATGACCCTAAACTTGCTGCTTACTATCAACAATTTCAAAACTTATTGTCTCCTGAGTTTATGCAAGAAAGGTATCAATACCATACCAAAGAACTAGGAGAGAAAAGACCTTATGAACAATGGTATGAAATGACGGGTTTACCAGAGATATTTAGAGGCTATACCTTTAATCAATTTGGACCTAGAGAACAAGCAATCAAACAATATACCCCTGAACAGCTAAATGTATTGGACCAACTGCGTAGTTACTTAGGTATTAAATGAAGATTGCGGTTATTACCCCTTATTACAAAGAGAGTATGCAAGTTCTCTCCAGATGCCACAACAGTGTTGTCAAGCAGACTTACACAGACATTACTCACTTTATGGTGTCAGATGGTTTTCCTAAGTGGTTTTCTTTTAATGTCGAACATCTCATCTTGCCTAACGCTGGTGACTACGGAGATACGCCCAGAGGTATAGGAGCTGCTGTAGCAAGTAGTAGGGGATATGACGCTATAGCGTTCCTGGACGCTGATAACTGGTATGAGCCTGACCACATAGAAAGAATGGTAGGGGTAATGAAAGAATCAGGTAGACCTATAGTGACTTGTCCTAGAAACCTTTTTAAAGAGAACGGGGACTTTCTTGGTGTAGATATAGAGTCAGACGGATATGAGTTTAACGATACCAACTGTTACCTGATTAACAAATCTGTATACGGGATTAATTCTTGCTGGATGTTCAAAACAAAAGAACAGGCACAAGTTGGGGACAGGATACTTTGGCAAGCCATTAAGAAACTTGATATACAAGTTGCCAGGTCTACAAGACCCACCATCAACTACACAACCAAATTACAAATGCACTATCAACAACACGGGGAGACGTTATGAAGGGCGGAGCAATCACAAGAATAGAAATACACTCACTTGCTTGGACAACCGTTGACCCCAAGATAATTAAGTCTCATACCGACACTTGTAAGTTCTTAGGGTTAAATGTCAACTACACCATTCAAGACATTCGCCACGGCGAGTGGATGGACGGAGTGATGCGTAGTACAAAAGCAGATGTTGTCCTATTCCTAGATATTGACTGCGTACCTACCAACAAGCTCATAGTTGACAAAACTATTGCCTGGGCACACGCCAACAAGTCATTTGTGGGTATAGCACAGGTAAGCAACCACATACCTCCTTACTCACATATCTTTGCTGCTCCTGCTTTCTTTGCCATCTCTAAAGAAGGACTGGAGCTAATGAACAGACCTACCTTCTTAGAGACAGAGCAGTGTGATGTGGCTGAAAATGTCAGCTACGCAGCAGAGATGATGAAGATACCTTACAAGACCATTTATCCAACACATTACTTTAAACCACCAGCAGAAGGTATTTGGAAACTCCACACCTACGGTGAGTACGGTATAGGAACACACTTTGAAGGCGGTATCTTCCATTTGTACCAGGGCAGGATTCCTGATAACGCACTTATCTTTGAGAGTGCTTGTAAAGCAATACAAAACAATTCTTTTACCTTAGAAGCATTTAGACCGTGTAAATATGAACTTTGACCTGCAAAAGTTTTATAAGTTCTGTGCAGAGCTGAAAATTGAGACTAAAGAAGAAGGTCTCAAGAAAATGGGTAAGCTCCTGGGGACACAGACGTATGTGATGCAAGAGATAGACAAAGGACTTAAGGAGGATGTACACTTCTTTGTCATTTTGAAAGGTCGTCAACTTGGAATCACAACTGTCTCTCTTGCCCTCGATCTATACTGGCAGTTCACACACCCAGGATGGCAAGGTACGCTGGTTAGCGATACAGAAGAGAACAGGGATATGTTCAGAAGCACTCTGGGAATGTATATTGACGGTCTTCCCAAAGAGTATAAGATTCCACTGGTTGCCCACAATAGAAACCAGATGGTACTCAAGAACAGGTCAAGAATCTTTTATCAGATTGCGGGAAACAAAGCTCGTCTGGGGCAAGGTAAGGCTATCACTTATCTACACGCTACTGAAACCGCATCTTGGGGCAATGACGAAGGTCTAGCCTCCCTGATTGCCTCTCTTGCAGAAAAGAACCCTCAACGTCTGTACATCTTTGAATCCACCGCACAGGGATTCAATATGTTCCACGATATGTACAAGACTGCTAAGAGAGCTAGAACCCAGCGTGCAATATTCTGTGGATGGTGGCGTAACGAATATTACTCAGTAGAGGCAGACTCTAAAGAGTACAAAGTTTATTGGGACGGAAAACTCAAACCAGAAGAAAAAGAATGGGTAAAAGAGATTAAAAAACTCTACGGTGTAGAGGTAAACTCTAGGCAGATGGCATGGTGGCGGTGGAAGATGGCAGAGGGAATCAAAGATGAAACCCTGATGTACCAAGAGTTTCCACCTACAGAGGACTATGCTTTTGTGATGACAGGAACTTCTTTCTTTTCTAACAGCAGGTGTACAGATGCAGCCAAACACGCCAAAACCCTCGACTACGAATGTTATAGATATGCCTTTGGACAACTCTTCCAAGACACAGAGTGCTTACCGTCCTCAGACCGTTTGGCAACGCTACGGGTATGGCAACAACCGATTGATACCGCCTACTACGTTATCGGGGCAGACCCAGCTTACGGCAGCTCAGATTGGGCTGACAGATTTTGCATACAAGTCTATAGAGTCTATGCAGACGGACTTGACCAAGTTGCTGAGTTCGCCACATCGGAGCTTAACACTTACCAGTTCGCTTGGGTCATTGCTCACCTTGCTGGAGC